TACCTAAGTGCACATCACTTATGAATATTGATCTATATTTCATTATTCCCTTGTTGTCTTTTATTTATCTTCCAACATAAACATGCTTCTGGGATTCATACTGTCGTTGCCTTTCAGTTTTAGGAAATAGTTCTTTACCAAACTGAGGATATTTTTGTTGACGATCATAAGCAACCCACATGAACATTCCAAACATCGTAATAATTATAAAAATAATAGCGATACCTATTGCGAATTCAATTCGAAGTTGCTTCATTCTTGCGGTACGTCTACGTTCTTGAACTGCTTGTTGTTGAATTTGTTTGGTGAGAAGAATCTTTTGTTCTGCACCCATCTTTTTCATCATGGCATTAACATCAGTCCACAACGAACCCAACTCTGGGGGACTTTGATAAATCATCAACTCTTGTAATTCAGTACCCATCTGCTCAAGTTGTTTCTTCATGAGAACACGTTGAAGAGCACGTTTACCTAGACTGGCATCACCTTTGTATAACTCGGTTTTAGTGCGTCTTTCTTCTTCTTCAAAAACTGCTATACATTTGTAGTAGTTATCGTAGTATACACCAAGATGATCACCAATTTCGCCATAGATGTTGTTGACATCACCAGACTTTTTATTCAGTTCAATGACACGATTCTTTTCTTGAACTAACTGTTTCTTAGCTTCTGGTGGAACTGGCTTACCATGATAGAGATTATGAAATTGATTATCTAGATCCTTGAGCACTTCCCTGATATCGCCAGCTGCACCTTTGATATCTTTGTATAACTTGCACCCAGCTTTTACTGCACTTACTGCGCCATTTGCAAGTGCGAAGAGTGTTAGCGGATCCATTACCCAGATTCTTTCGCAGCCTTTTCTTTTTCTCTTGTTAGTTGCTGTTGACGAATAACTTTTATTCTCTGAGCAACCTTAGCCTCATATGCATTATTTTCTTGAATTGCGCCATATATTGCAATTCCACCAAACAGTATGGAAAATAGTACTACTGCACCACCAATAAAAATCATTGCATACATAAACTGATCTGCCATCTTTTGTTTATGTCTGTGCTTTTCTTCTTCTGCTGCACGTTCAGCTGCAAATCTTTCTTTCATTAAACGAGTACGCTCTCGAATCATGTCTTCCCAGATCTGTGGCTTACCCAACTCCCAGAGTATCATGTCTTTAAGAGCACGTTCATCTTCACGCAGTTTGTTACTGTGCATGGCGAACTCAAGTGCTTGACGACCTAACTGTGCATCACTCTTTCCGACATTGGTAACTTTGGCTTTTGTGCTTGCGATGTGAACAGCATCAGCAGATTCAAAGAATTTACTAAACTGTCCAACTAGGCTGTGGATGTCTTTACCTAAGGCAACTGCTTGTTTGATGTGTTTTACAGCTTCTTGGGCTGCGACAAAAGCCAGCCCAATAGTGATCGGATCCATTACTTTCTCGCATCCTTAGAACTAACACTACTAGATGGAGCAGGTGGAGGGACTGGAGGTGGTACTGGCTTTGGTGGTGGTTCTGGGTACTGAACGCAGAAAGTTTTGAATGCAATGGGAAGTTGGGACTTAAGATCTGCTAGACTACTTTTACAAGCAGCTTCATCTTTAAAAGTCCCAACATTTTGTATGACTGGAGATATTATTCCAGCACTAATTATTACAATTGACCAAACATAGTTGCCCATACATATGGTTCACCTAAAGAATTATTGTTATTATAAATCTATTTAGGAATTACATGGATGTTACACGGGTTTTTGCAACTCTGCTACTTCTCTCTCAATAGTTTTTGATCTAATTTCTTGTTCAGATACGGGAGTAATTCTTCTGCCCGCAGAGTCATACTCAATAGGTTTAGATAACTTAACTTCTTCCTTCTGAAAGAATTCATCAATTATTTCTTTAGCATCTGTTGGAAGTGGAGTTGGTGGTTCTTTTTTAAACCAAGAATCTGACCACTTTAATTTATCAGTAATCTTTTCCCATGCTTTTGGTTCTTCTACCTCTGGTTCGGGTTCAGGTATAAATGGTACAGGTTCAATAAACTCTGGTTTTATACCTTTGTCATTCTTCATTTGCCAGTTTGCTGCCACCAACATCAAAACAGCCAGTGGGTCAAATACAATAACAATCATGATGATAACCCAACGAACTGCTTTTTCTAGTACATCAGTCTCTGGGTTATCTTCATAAATTAATGCTGCAATGTATTTTATTGGACCGACTTCGGCTTCGACTTTACGGACTTCGGTGGCGATTGGGGCACGTTCTTCGTTGTACTTGGCGATCTTGGTTTGCGTGGTGCCGATTTCGTTAAGGATTCTGGCTCGCTCTTTTTGCTGACTTCTACGGACGGCAATGGCTCGCTCGGTTCCTTTGGCGTCATCGGTTCTTGCGATGGTTTGATCAACTTGCTGATCCAGCTGATTAAGTTCTTTACGATTTGCATTTAAGTTTTCCTTTTCGGTTTTAATTTTCTCATCAATGAGAGCTAATTTTGCTGCCACATCTCCAGTTGGTACTGCCTGATCTAAATGTGCTTTTGAAAGATAACCAAAAATACCCATTGAAGTTAGTACCATCAAAACTATCAATGCCATGGTGAAGTATGTCTTCATCAATAGTGGCACTTCTTTCCATGAGCGATACAACCATGAAGCAACAACTAATTTGCATGCTTCAAGTAGACTGCCCATGATAATGATTGATGTTGGTGCTGCAGAAAAAATTGCTACCAACCCCATAACTGAATAGTATGCAGCAACTGCCGATAATGACAGTGCTGATAAGAATAGTAGATACGTCATAGTTTTCCCTTAATGTGAGAGCCATGAACTCTCACTGAGATTTGTCCATTATAAAATTCATCACTTTCCAAAACTCTTCTTGTGAATTGCTCTCTTGCTTCGATGTATGAACACTCAGCTTTTGATTTACAGTAAAACAGAATTTCTCTGGTGAAAGTTTCCTTACCAAGTAATTCTATGTCTTTGTTTAGTTCAATAGATGAACCGTAATACTCTAACCAGTCAGAATCAATCTTTGATCTAACTTTCTTTTTCTTTTTAGTGCCATTCTTTAATTTGACTACCTTGTATGTAGTCTTTGAAAACTTAGCTAACTTCTTACCGATGTACTGACGACTGCTGGCTTTGTTAGTGATTAGGTAAACAAAGCCAACACAGTCATCGGGTAATTCTTCAACGATTTGATTTAAATAAGTCCACATTGTAGACTATTTATTCGCCCTCGTCAATGTCCTCTTCATCATAAATATCGGCTGAACAAACTGGGCAGCAGACAATATCTTCGTACTTTAAATCAGTTCCCTTGATAATAATCTTACCTTCTGCTCCACAAGTCTCGCATTCGAATACCTTACTTGTCATGCTGCTTTCCCCCATACGTCACCCCATGTGCCTGATAGTGCACCTTTGGCGTAGTCAGTTACACGATTCTCAAAGAAATTACCATGCACAGGTGCGTTGATCATTTCCTCAACCCATGGTAGTGGATTGCGTTTAACTTTGAAAATACCCTTCATACCTAGAGAGATCAATCTGCGATCAGCAATGTAACGAATGTATTGCTTTACATCAGCTGCAGATAGTTCACGCATATCCGAACCTTGGTAGCAGAGATCGATAAACTTATCTTCAAGTTCAACCATCTTTTCTGCAATGGTGTAGATCTTACCCTTTAGTTCATCATTCCAGATTTCGTTGTTCTCTTTGATAAACTCTTTGAACAAACGAATCATGGACTCAGCATGCATGGTTTCATCAACGATAGACCATGTAACGATCTGACCCATACCCTTCATCAAACCATGTCGTGGGAAATTCAACAACATGATAAAAGAAGAGAACAACTGCATCCCTTCAGTGAATGCACTGAACACGGCGATGTGGGTTGCAGTTGACTCTAAAGTTCCATTCTTGCTAGAAAGTTCAAGAACATAGTCATGCTTGTCTCTCATCTCCTGATACTCAAGGAACTGATTGTAAGTAGTCTCAGGTAAACCAAGTGTTTCAATCAGGTGAGAGTATGCAGCAATGTGAAGTGCTTCACGTGCAGCAAACCCCATGAGCATCATACGAATTTCAGGCTGAGGAAAATAGGGTAGGTAATTATTAACGTAACCACCAGCAACATCAATATCACCTTGTGTGAAGAAACGAAAGATGTTCGTGAGGAATTGCTTTTCTTCAGCAGTTAGTTTCTTCTTCCAGTCTTTTACATCTTCAGCCATGGGTACTTCTGAATGAAGCCAATGCGCTTGCTCATGTTTTAACCAAGCATCATATGCCCATGGATAGTTGAATGGTTTAAAGTAATTTCGTTGGTCTGTTAGTTTTGTTTTTATTTTAGTTATCATTGTTTTCCTCGTACATTACTGTGTTAGTTTCACCCAGTGCCCACTTTGAGTCTGTTTCTACAGACCATTTTTTCATGGCAACTTTAAAGTCTGGGTATTTTAGTTCTTTTGGATTACTGCTTGGTTCTAATATAATTAAACGATTATTTGGCTGAGCAGCAAACTGCCCATTATCA